TTCCAGTAAATTCATCAATGATCTGAACTCTATTTTCTCTAACAATGTAATCGACATCTTTATTGAATAAAAAATTTGCTTTTAACGCTTGATTTACGTAAAGATGTTATTTATTTTAGATAACTTACAGAATGGAAGAAATAATGATAGTGGCAGTGCAAGGGACGAAAAATTTTGATGACTACCAAGTCTTTCTTCGTGCAATGGCAGTCGCTATGTCATCTATGCAAGATGAAGATAAAGAATTTTTAATATATTCAGCAGGACCAGCAAGAGTTAACTCTATGGTTTCTGAGTTTACAAATTTGTCAGAGCGTGGCATGAAAGCAAGAGGTAAAAAAATTAAATTTTTTAAGGTTCCTTCTTCTTACATTGAAGAGAATATGGAATATGTAAATTATTTAGCTTTTCTTAGTAAAGAAAAAGAATTGGTTTCAGGATTAGTAAACAAAGCCGAACTCAAAAATATTGAAGTCGGAATCTATAGGTATTAAGGATAAATATGATAATAAATAAACTAGAAACAATGGAAGCTCTTGTAAACAAAAATCGTAATCTTCGTTGGGATGGATGGAATGTTCTTGATCTAAAAAGAACTGAGGCTGGTCGCACATCTCCAAGTGGTATAAGAATTAAAGGTGAATGGTATATACATAATACTTATGCTGTTAATCGCAATGGATGGGAAATCCCCAATAAGTATAAGGAATAAACCTTGAAACAATACTTATGGAAAGATGACGCTTTATGTCTTGGCTTAGATACAAATTTATATTTTGATAAATATGAAGATGATGTAGAGGTAAGATCAATTATAGATAGCATGTGCATGAGATGTCCAGTCGCAAAAGTATGCTTTGCTAATGGAGTTTCTGGAAAAGAATGGGGAATTTGGGGAGGCATCTACTTGGAAAATGGAGAAATTTCAAGAGAATTTTCAAAGCACAGAAACAAAGAACAGTGGGGTGAGCTATGGAAAACTCTAACGACAGAGAATCAGTAACAGACTTCAATGCTATATGCATAATGCTTTCTGATTTATGGCTAAATTATAAAGAAGAAAAAGATTTTAAAGATTTTATAAGCTATAACGATGTTGGTCTTCCTCTTGCATATTTTATTGACTCTGAGCTTGTTACAGCAAGTGAACTAGCAGTTCAGTATGTTTACGAAACATGGTATATATTGCTTGAATCTTTAAATATTAAAAAAGATATTGGCTGGAATTCTTTAGAAGAGCTATTTTCTTATTCAGATAGTTTGGATGAATAGATATGTGGTCATGGATTTTAGCTGTAATAGGGGTAGCAGGAATATATTTTGTTGGCCGTAAAACAATCTGGGGCTGGCTTATTTTGTGTGCTAACGAAGTGTTATGGATTACTTATGCCATAATTACTGAGCAGTATGGTTTTATATTTTCTGCCATTGCATATGCTGTTGTTTATATCAAATCATTTTTACACTGGAGATCAGATGAGAAGTCATAGAGAGTTTGAAGAACTTAATGAGGCAGTTGACATAATAATACACACAAAAGTTCCAACAAAATGGCTTTTGATTGATAGAGAAACTGGACAAGTTTATCAAGGTAGTGCTAACGGGCACTGGGATAGACTTGATCCATACATTAAGGGAAAATAATGTATACAGAATCTATGCGTAAGGCTTTTCATTCTATAGATCCTCCTCAAAATTTTAAGGTTGAGTTAATAGATAATGATAGCTTTTTAACAATAAAGCTTGATGAGCTTAGCTTTGTCAAAATGATTCATGATGAAAAGATTCAGGCTCTTCAGTATGTGGTAAGATTAAAGGATGCATTAGAGCAAAATGGTGCAATAGTATTAGTCACTAGAGAGGCAATAAAATGAAAAAAAATCATATGGAATGGGTTGTAGCTTTAAGAACAATGAAAGATAAAAAATATTGGAATAGAGCAAATACTGTTGAGTTTTTTTCTTTTATGCTTAAGCTTGTAATCATTGTTCCTGGATTATTATTTGGAATGAATATATGGTGGCTTTATATTTTTGCCTTAATAAGTAGTTTCTTTTTAATCTGGTCTTCAACAGTAAAAACATTACCAACAATTATTATTTTTAATATAGTTTGGATAATTTTTGCAACTACGTCTATAGTAAAATATTGGGTGTGATAATAAACAATGAATGAAATTATACTGATTGCTTTAGTTTCAATATTTTTTTCTTTTATTTATATACAAATTCTGTATAAATTTTTCTTACTTAAAAAAAATTATAACGACATAGAAATTAAAAATATATTTTTTGAAAGGCATATAAATTCCATTGAAGAAAATAAAATTCAGGATGGAGAAAGTGCTCATAAAGAAAACTTTATTAGGTTTCTTTCTGATTCCCGTGATTGGGCATATGAATATATTGAAGAGGTTCAAACTGGATTAGAAAATTTTATATCTAATGTTGAGCCAGAGATTAACTATTTTAACGAGTATGGTGATATTGGTTCAATGGCACCAAACTATTACTCAATGAAAAAAATTACAGAAGAATATAAAAAATTAAAAACGTTGTTACCTATAGAAAAGGAAAAGTAAATTGATCTTTTATTTTTTTAATTCAGACTTTGACACTATAAAAGAATTAGACTCTGCTGGTTTTGATGGAGTTTTATTTAGATATAATGCATCAGGTGAAGACTATTTTACAAAAATAATCAATAACCTTAATTTAAAAAGTAACATTAAGTACATGGTTGCAATAAGGCCATATGCTATTTCTCCCCAATACCTATGTATGATAAACCAATCTTTTAAAAAAATTAGTAAAAATAGATTGCAAATTAATTTTATATCAGGACAAGTAAAAGATAATGAAAAAAAATTGGGAGGTATCTTAGGTCAGGTAAATGAACATTCAAGTTCAATAGATAGGTCTAACTATTTAATAGAGTATATAGATTTATTAGAAAGTTTAAACACAGAAATACCAGACTATTACGTTTCAGTTACAAATCAATTTACATTTAAGGCAGCCACAAAAAATAATTCTAAAATGATAATCCCATATTATCAATATGAAAACAAGGCCTATGATCTTAATAACAAAAAGACTATGATTGCAATGACTCCAGTACTAAGAGAAACTCAAGAAGAGTTTTACACTTTATCACAAAATAAAGAACAAAGCAAAGCTCAAAGACATAACTTTACATATATTGAATTTAGGGAGTTAATAAATGACCTAAAGTCTAAAAACATAAACGAAATTATTTTTTCTGCTTCCAATTCAGAAGAAACAAACAATATTATTAAATTTGTAAAAGAATATAAAAAGGAAGAGGTAAATCTATGAAAGATATATTGTTATCAATATTGACAGGTTTTGGGTGCGGTGTCGTGTTTGCAGCATTCAAATTGCCAGTTCCAGCACCACCAGTTTTTGCGGGAGTCGCAGGAATTATTGGTTTATGGATTGGCTTTAGTTTATTAACACGAGTTATATCCTAGGAGGAATAAAATGAATATAGAACAAATCAAGCCAATCTTGGCTTCGTATGGCCGTTCAGTGCTTGCATCAGGATTGGCCCTTTATATGGCTGGCGTTACGGATCCAAAGGATCTATGGACAGCACTGGTTGCTGCAATCGCTCCAGTAGCCATTAGAGCAATTAACCCTAACGATGGAGCATTTGGTGTATTGCCAGATGTTGCAGAGGTAGATAAGGCTCTGAAGGCTGCTAAGGCACCTTTAAAGAAGAAGGCACCAGCTAAGAAGGCTACAGCCAAGAAAGCAGTAGCTAAGAAGTAATACTATTACTTATAAGAAAGCCAGTCTAGAGATAGGCTGGTTTTTTTATTTGCATTATTTATGCATTATGTGATTTTACAGAGTAAAGTATGTATATGTTTTTATACCCAGCATTTTGAAAGTTTTGGCACAAAACAACCATTTCGCAGTCAGCTTCTTTTGTGACGGTATTTATCCAGTGATGCTTAATGCCATCTTGAAAAGGTTTAGCACGATATAGACAAAGCCCATTAGAAGTAGAATAATACCTACCATAATCTTTTTTATCCCATTCAGGATCTAGCTCAGATCTTTCAGAAACAAAGATAGCGCTAGTTCTGGTTGCCCACCAATCATAATGGGTTCCATTTCTTCTTAAAGAAACTGCAGAAACAATGTCAAAATCGGGTTCTTTTTTGTTAAAGTTAAACAAATCTTTAACTAATAAAGGGTTGTATTTTATGTCCCCCTCAACCATTAAAACGTAATCTACCTTATTTATGAAGCCACCACCAGATATTCCTTTGTCTCTAGCTTTTGCAAGATTTTCAGTTCTTTCACCATTCTTGACAGATCCAAATAGTTTGGTATTTATTTTTTCTGAAACAATAGATACACCATTAAAAAATGACCAATCTTTATTCAATATTTCAGACTGAGTTCCATCATCAGAATCATTTTCATATATAGAAAGGTAAAATTCAATTTCTGGATTGTCTTTCACTATGGTTTTAAGTTGAGTGTGATATCTTGTTATATGCTTTGCATTATTTCTTATTATAGAATATATTAAAACTTTCTTTTTATGTTGTGATGTATTTTTTTTATTGATTTGTAGCTTAACTTTTTCTTTTTTGTTAATTTTATCTAAGTCCAAAAGAATGGAGTCAATCCATTTTGCATAATCTTTTTTAATTTTTTCCCAGTCATATTCTTTTGATATGCTGTGACCATTTAAACAAAGAGTTTCATAGTTTTTTTTATTTTTAAGTAATGCAAAAACTTTTTTGTACTCATCAACAGATTCAGCAATTAGCATAGATTTTTTTATTTGATCTTTAGAAAATCCTCTTGCTCCAAAAGATGAAGTAATTATTGGAATGCCGTAGCTTAAAGCTTTCATCATTTTGAGGTGGGTACCAGATCCAGATTCCATTGGATTTATAAAAGCATAAGATGTTTTAAATAGATGGTCTAACTCTTCATCAGACACTTCTCCCCGTGGAATTAAATTACTTGGTATTTTAGACTTATTAAGAGAAAAACTAGACCCGCCACATACTACAAAATCATACTCAGGAAAAATATTGGCAATCGGTATAAGATTTAGCGCGGCTAAAGAATTAGGCTTATGTCCGCTTCCAACAAATAAAATAGTTTTTGAATTTGTGCGAACATCAGGATCAGACTGTTTTTGCATTGTCGTTCCATTTGGAATATATATATCATTTTTGGAATAACTGTAATGCTCTTTTATTTCTTTAAAGTCTTTTTCTGAGCAATAGCTAGTTCCTATGGCTTTACTTAAAGCAATCCCCTCCATTTTTTCAACAATCTCAAGCATATCTTTATTTTCTGGGTATAGTTGTTTAGCCATAGTAATTTCGCAGTTATGTGAATTAAAAACAATAGGAACATCTTCAAGGTCTTCTATAAGTGCAGCAGCAGAAGGATGATCTAGAATAACTAAGTCTACATCTTTTGATAACTCTTTTAGCCTATTTTTATACCTTTTAAAATGTCTTCTTAGCATAAAAATTGCTGCGTCATGATTTACTTTTGCTACATCTTGGATTAAAACTTTATATTTTCTTGCTATGTTAGGCTCAACCTCTGGCTTAATCTCATATATGTAGTCATTAATTCTTTTTTCATATGATTCTCCGTTTATGGAAAAGGATAAAACTGTTACTTCATGATCTACTAAAGCTTCGGCAAGGGTAGCAGTTCTTTCTTTGCCTCCGCTATTTTTAGTCCAATCTTTAAGATTAGCTGTAACTATTAAGATTTTTGACATAGACTACCATTAACCCATATTTGATCTTCAATATGGTCTCCCCACTCGTACTGCGTTGCAACAAGTTTAAATCCATGGCTTCTCATTACATTATTTATTTCATTGCTATTTCTATGGCTATCGTGAGTAGAATATTTTTCTGTTTCAAGATGAAACATTTTAACATTTTTAATATACTTACTCATTCCACAAAGAAACTGAAAGGTAAAACCTTCTATATCAACCTTTATAAGGTCAATTTTTTTTCTTGAAAGTTCATTTTTTTCTATAATTTTACCCATAGTAGTTAATGGAACTTCTATTGTTTTGTATTTATAGTTTACTCCATCAATTTTATTGTTATGGATAGAAGATGATCCTACATAATCTTTATCGTCTGATATAACTTCTTGAAAACTTGTGCTTCCTTCATAATCTGAAACTGCTGTTGCTATTACATTAAATTCAGGATATTTTTCTTTTATCTTATCTGCTGCATCTTGCCTAGCTTCAACCGTATAGACTTCTTCTCCTTTTAGTTGTTCTTTGAGAAAAATAGCATCGTCACCATCTCTACTTCCAATATCAAAAATTATTTTTGCGGTATTGCCAAAATAAATCTTATAGTAAGAAACCAATGGTTCAAGCCATACACTAGACATTTTTATCCACCCTATTGTTATCCTTAATCATTATATCATCATGATATACTTAAATGTGGACTATGTTTATATATGCAGATCTGGTGAAAATGAAGAGCTTAGGTATTCTATAAGGTCTGTTATTGAAAACCTTCCAGAGGGTCGTATATGGCTTATTGGAGGAAGACCAAACTGGTACACTGGAAACTATATAGAAGTTAAAAATGCTGGGAATAAGTTTGATAATATAACTAATTGCTATAAAGTATTACCAACTATTGAAGAGTTATCTGATGACTTTGTTTTGATGAAT